CTGTGGAGAAGAAAGATGGAAAAAATATTTAATCTGACTTCTACCTTTAAAGCTCTCGACGAAGATGACGGGGGCGTTCACATCTGTGGAATGGCAAGTACGTCCGATAAAGATCGTGCAAATGATGTTATTCGTGCAGATGCCTGGACAAAAGGTGGATTAGATCACTTTGAAAAGAATCCAATTATTCTTTTCAATCATAATTATGATAAGCCTATCGGCCGTGCAACGGGGTTAAAGGTAACTGAAAATGGATTGGAGCTGAAAGCAAAAATCTCAAAGTCAGCGCCAGATCACGTAGCACAACTAGTTAAAGAAGGTATCCTTGGAGCATTTTCTGTTGGTTTCCGAGTCAAGGATGCTGATTACATTCAGGAAACCGACGGATTAATGATTAAGGACGCTGAGTTGTTTGAAGTATCTGTAGTTTCAGTACCCTGCAATCAAGCAGCTACTTTCTCACTATCGAAATCTTTTGACTCTATGGAAGAGTACGAAGAATTCAAGAAATCATTTCAAAAAACCAATCGTGTGGATCTAGCCGGTCAGTCTCTGGCTAATGAAGATGTTAATGCATCAAGCGTAGCTAGTGACACACCGGATGAGGTAGAAAAATCTACCACAGAACAGGAGACAAAAATGTCTGAAGTTAAAACTCCCGAAATCGACTTGGAAGCATTCGCTAAGAAAGTAGCTGAAGAAACTGCTGCTAAAATTGCAATGAAGCAAGCCGAAGAAAAAGCCGCTGCTGAAAAAGCAGCAAAAGAAGCAGAAGAAAAAGCTGTTTCAGAAGCCGCTCAAAAAGCTGCTCAAGAAGAAGAAGTTCAGTCTGCTATTAAAGTAGGCGTTGAGTCAGGCGCAGAGCGTTTGATGAAAGACTTCGAAGAAAAACTGAACGAGAAAGATGCAAAGCTTAGCGAAGTTTTGAAAGAATTCTCTGCTCAGCTTGCTGAGAAAAATGACGAAATCACGAAGATTCGTGACTCAAAGCGTGTTTTCTCTGATCGTGCAGAAAAAGGCAATATGTCTGACTTTGCAAAAGACTTCATGAATGCTCATATGTTGGGTGTTATGACAAACAAAGGCTGGGATACCAACTACGGTCGAGAAGTACTTGAAAAAGCAGGCGTAGATTATACTACTGCTGCTGGTGACATCGCTACGATGGTTTCTACTCAAATCGAGAAAGAAATTCAGCTTGAGCTTCGCACAGCTACTCTGTTCAAAGAAGTTCCTGTATCGTCTAAGACCACTGTTCTTCCTTTGCAGTCTGATACCAACGAAGCTGTTTGGGGTGCTAATGCTCAGAGACTGGATACAAACAACAATGGCTTGGCTAACCGTGATGGCGCTACTGGCACCTATCAGGCTCGTCAGACTACTTTGAACGTTGAGCGTTTGATGTCTACTACTTACATGGACAACTACATTGACGAAGAAGTTCTTGTAAACTTGATGCCTATGCTGATCGAAGGTGTTGCTCGTGCACACGCTCGTGCAGTTGATAAAGCAGTCATTCAAGGTAATGGTGCTGGTAATGGCGTTTCTGGCTTCCTCGGTGCTGGCGGTTTCGCTCTTGATTCAGGCATTAACGTAGGTAGTGGTACTGCTGCTCCTCTTGCTGCTGCTGATCTTGTAAAAGCACGCGCAGCAATGGGCGTATACGGCATGAATCCTCAAGATATCGTGTACATTGTGAGCCAGGATCGTTACTATGACTTGCTAGAAGATCCAGAGTTTACCAACATCAATGAAGTTGGTTCAGATATGGCTCTCAAGATCACTGGTCTTGTTGGTGCTGTTTATGGCTCACCAATTGTTGTATCTGATAACTTCCCTGCTGAAGTTGAAGACGGTGCATTGGGTGCATTGGCTGTAAACACTCGTAACTTCGTAATTCCACGTCTACGTGGTGTAAGTGTAGAGCAAGACTATGAAGTTGCTGCACAGCGTCGAGTAATCGTTGCTAGCCAGCACTTGGGCTTCCACGAGCTGTTTGATGCAGCTGTAGGCAAAGCCGCTTCAGTTTACTTGAAACTTAACGCAGCTTAAGTTATACCTGGGGAGGGCAACCTCCCCAAGTTTTTACTAATTGATTTATTATGGCAAATTTAATTACCTTAGAAGAATATAAAGCCTTTAAAAAGATCTCTAACCCATCGGAAGATGAGCGGTTAGATTATCTTATTGCGTCTGTAAGTCAATTAGTAAAAACTTACTGTGGTAATAGTATTATTGATTATTACTCAACAAATAAAGAGGAAACTTTTTCAATAAGCTGGGAAACTAACTTTATTCAGCTTACTGAAAGTCCGCTAATTCGTATTTCGAGCATCGAAGAAATGGTCACTCCTGGAAAATACACTGACCTCAATGACGATGAGTATTTTATTGATTATAATCTCGACGCAATTTTTAGAGTACATGCGGATTCTGGGGCGTATAAAGACTGGAAACGTGGAGCGGGGTCAGTGCGGGTGTCTTACACCGCTGGATATGAAAGCTGCCCAGAAGATTTAAAACTTGCAGTTGTTGATCTAATTACGTATTATCACAAAGAAGAGCACAAAGAGAGACGAACTCTCGCCGGAGCAACGGTTCAAAACCCAGCAAGTACAAGCGTTCGGGATAGCGTAGCTTTTCCAGATCATATTAAACGCATACTTGATTTGTATAAGAACTTTTAATGTCAATTGAAAGCCAAAGAGCCTTCTTAGAGAGACTACATAAAGAGCTTTCTATAAGCTCTTCAGACTATAGAGCTCAGACTGCTAACTATCAATTACATAATTTTACCGTAACCCGTAGAGCAATACGCAGGGGTATAAAGGATATATTAAAACTAAACTTTGAGGGTATTAAAGATACAGAAGTTAATACTATTTTAAAGAGTATAAACGCAGGAGTACTTCGAGCAATAAAAGCTATAGGAACTAATATAAAAAACACTGCTGCACGAGATTCTACCGTTACCCTGACTAAGTTTACAAATAGTACAATCAATGCCACTTTTGCAGTAAAGGACGAAAAGAATAGATATGCCAAAGCATATGCCATGTACAAGAAAGAGATGGTACAGCTAGCTTCAGAGCTTAGTATTATAGTTTCTACTAGTCTTAAACAGAGTACAGAGTTTCAGTCTGGTAAGATATGGAACTTAGAACATAACTTTCTAGAAGGTGTTGTGGAATCTCAAGTAAGAGATGCAATTGATAATGCCGTTAAAGAAGAATCATCCATTACTGCAGCTCAGGCTGTTTCTTTTTTTAAGAAACAGGGTGTTGATTTAAGAGTTATAAGAAATACCAAAACTAACACAATGAACGTATTTATAGGCTCAACTGTCGCTAATATACAAGAAGGTGGGGAGTCTAAAGCTAGAAAGGCAAAGCTGCTGAAAGTTTTGGAAGAGTCATTAAGAAAGCTGGATAAGCAACGTCCTTTAGCAGGCTTGCCAGGATCTGATTCTTTTGAAACCATTAAAAGAAAGCGTGTATTAGCTAAAACACTAGACCCGTTTAAAAAGTCTAAAAATGTTAAGGTAGTGTCCGAAGATATAAAAATTAAACACGGTAGTTCGGACGTAAAACTTAGAAAGTTAGCTAAAGTAGCAGCGTCCGGCGCACCAATTCGTAAAAAGACAGTAAAAAGTAGGACGTCAAAGGGCGTATCAAGCTCCCCTTTAGCATTAATAGCTTTAATTAATAAACAACTACCACAAGTAGTAGCAAAGAATATGCAGTTTCCCAGACTTGAAAACAGAACGGGAAGATTTGCAAGTAGTGTACAAGTTACTGATGTAGTAAAAACACCAAAAGGCTACCCCAGTATTGGCTATACTTATCAAAAGTTTCCATACCAAACGTTTGAGACTGGATTTAGGCAAGGAAGCACTGAGAGAGATCCACGAGCTTTGATAGATAAGTCAATTAGGGAGATAGCAATGCAGTTCGCAATTGGCAGATTCTACACTAGGAGAGTATAATGGTAGAAAGAACATATACAACTAGAAGATTATCTATTGTAAATGGTTTAGTAGATAAACTAAAAGAAATAGACGGTACTGGTTCTTACACTACGAATATTTTCCAAAATGTTAGCCCACGATTAAAATTCTGGGATGAGGTAGAAGAGTTCCCCGCAGTGCACTTAAATGCTGGATCAGAAACTAGAGAATATCAAGGCGGAGGCTACAAAGATAGATTTCTGTCTGTATCAGTACGTTGTTATGTAAATGAAGAA